TTGAGTGTGCTATTGATGAGGTAACAGTAAAATGTGAGAATCTAGAAGCACCAATTCAAGAGTGTGGTCCTGGACATTTGACCCAAGGGTATGGATTCTTTGGTTATACTGGTGTCCCTGCTCCTAGGGTTCTTGAAGATGATGAGTGGTTTGGTTCTGCTCCTGTCTCTGATGAGAATAAGGAGTATGAGCACATCAACGATGATCCACATGATGGATGGTGGTTGACACCTGAGTATCAGGACACTAAGGAGTCTCCCAACATTCATCAAGAAATGTATGACTTGGCAACTAAGAGTGGTGCCACCACTGTGCAATTAGATCCCATCGGTGGGTCAGAAAACTTTCAAGGTGGATCAGAAAATGTCCACCGATGATTGGCGTTACAGTGAAGATAAACTAAAATTGCGTGGAGAGGTTTTAAAGATCCTTCTTGCAAAATTTGGTGGACAAATGGAGGGAGTGATCCCTAAATATTCGACCCAATCTATCTTTGAATGTGCCCACGACTGGGTGTCGCAGGGACATAAAACTAGTTTTGGGATTGCAAAATACTTTGAGGCTTATTATGCGACTTCGGAACGTAATTCTTAGTGGTCTCCTGCTTGGCATGAGTCATGGCATGACCGTTAAGGCACATGAAAAGGTAGAACCTTTTACCATGGCAGCAATGGGATGTATGTTGCTTCGGGAATGCACAGAAAATGTTAGACCAATCGACAGTATTCAAGACATTAAGGATAATTATCCTGATGTTGATTATTCTCTTGTTGCTAACGAGTTCAACTCCATGGTTGAATCACTTCGTAAGGTCGGAGTTGGGGTATTTCTAGCAGATTCTAAGTGGTTTCCTCCCGGTAATCGTGGTGTCTACCACACAGTTGGAAACAACTTCTTCTTGAATGATGCTTTCATGCATCGTCAAGGCACACTCATGAGTGTCGTGAGGCACGAAGGATGGCACGCTGCACAAGACTGTATGGCAGGAACTATTGACAATAGTTTGATTGCTCTCATCCTTCCAGAGGAAAAAGTGCCTAAAATTTGGAGATCAATCACAGAAAAAACGTATCCTGAGTCTGCATGGCCATGGGAAAAAGAAGCAACCTGGGCAGGAAAAACTGAGGGTATGACTGCTAAGGCACTCGATGCTTGCTCCACTGGTGCTATGTGGGAGATTTATGATCCAACACCACTAACTCGCGAGTATCTTGTTAAAGAAGGATATATTACTAAATAGAGCTGCCTTGTGCCGCTTTATATGTCTGATGAAGTAAAGAAGGAAGAACCTAAAAAGAAAGGTCCTATCGGTAGACTTAGAGATAAAGTTGAGGACGCTGACGAACAACTAGCAGTCCTCAGCACATTAGTAAGATTAGGTATTTTAGTTTGGTCTGGTGGTATTCTTACCCTTAACTATGTGACCATCCCTGGATTACCACAGCAGAAGATCGATCCAACTTTCATAGCCAGCGTGTTCACTGGGGTTTTAGCTACGTTCGGGGTTCAAACGGCTAAAAAATCTAATGATGGCACTATGAAAATGAATGGTGCTAATGGTGCTGCCGCTGCTGGTGGTGCTGGTGCTATCACCAAAGCAGATCTTGAAAAACTAATTGCCGCCGCAGCTCAGACTGCACCTACTCAGACCATCAGAGTAGAACAAGGTCCAATCAAGATCGTTACGTCAGACGAAACTTACAAAATGTGATCATGCAGAAAATTCTAAATGCCCTAGTTATTTTTAACTTTACTTTTGCTGGTGTTCTCACTGGCGTTCTGGTATACAGCTATGTTAATCAGGACAAAATTAGAGAGGAAGCAAAAGAAAGATTGCAGGAGATTGTCGTAGATTCCGTTATGGGTGTCCTTGACGATTCTGTGCCGCTGCCAGATACAACTGGACCTGCCATTCCGTTACAAATGCCATGAATTATTTCAAATGGACTGCCCTTGGATTGGGTAGCGTTGTTGCTGTTGCACACATTGGTGTCTTAGGTCATCTGATTAATGCTACTAATCAGAGAACTCCGATGCCATCGATTAATTTACCTACTGGACCCTATTCTTCCTACGATGTGAACGTAGGCAAGGAGGGGTATTCTATTAGGTACAATGCAAATGATCCGAAGACGTTAAAATCTGAACGTACCTTAGATCTAGACGTAGAAAAATCCAAGAGTGGTTTCTTTGGAAACAAAAATTACATTGATGAGACCAGAAAAGAGTGGAGAATCGATGAATACACCGCTGAGGGATATAGAAATACCCAAGGGGGTGAAATAGGTGAAGTGGGAAAGACCGGAGGAGGTGTAAGCGCCGAGTGCATAGCGGCGGACGCTGGCGCACGGAGTCAAGGTGCAATGGCAGGAACTAGCATTGCTGCTGGTGTTGCCGTGCCTGCTGTCACTGGTATCCCATATGTCGGTTGGTTAGCGTCTGGATGGGCATTGCTGCTCGGTCAGAAGGCAGGTGAAGCTGCTGGATCCACTGTTGGTGGTATCTTTAATGACTGCTAATGGATATTCGTGAGATTTTCATTCCAGATGCGGTAATTCGTGTCAGTGATATTCGTGATTTGAGAGTCATGACAATGCCTGGATGGATGAAAGAACCTCCTCAGGCATTGCCAATCTATCCTCCTGTCACTGAACAGATAGGAACGCCTATTGTCAATATACCTGGCTGCGTAGAGGCACATAAAGACAACCGTGAGAACTTATCTTTGAAAGATGAGGACCCAAAGAACGTACAAGTATATTGTGATGCAGGGACACCAAGTTTCAACCCTGTTGATTATGATCCAAACAGATTGACTATTGAGAGAGAATATAAAGCACCTGATCCCCCGCCATATAAACCACCAGAACCGAAGGTGGAGGCACCTCCAACCAAGGCACCGCCATTGCCACCGTGTCCGACAGAGGAACAGACATTAAAAGAACCTGTTGGCACCATTGTGAACAATGGTACACAGAAAATTATTGATTACAAACGAGTAGGTAAAGAATGTTTGCCGGTGAAGGAGAAACTCAGCGTACCTGATCAAGTGATACAGGCACTCCCATCACCAGCAATGGTTACTGCTACTGCTTCTATCGCTGTTGTGGCAACGACCTCGGCACTGCTTGCAAAACCTCTTGCTGACCTGGTGTTAAAAGCGGTGAAACCGACTGTGAAGAAGGTATTGAAGAAGATTGCTTCCTTACGGGGTAAGAAGCTCCCGGTATTGTCACGTTCGGAGAAGATTGCTGAACAGAGGGTGAGGAACCACGCAATACGGAAGTTGAAGGGGAAGGAATAGTGTGCGAATGTTGTGCCACAGTGTTCACATTTTGCACTAAAACGTCTGCACAGATAGCATGATATTTTGTACCAGGTTTGAAACTGATACCCTGCTGCATTAATTGACCACAATTTTTAAGTCTTGCAAGCTCAAAATCTAATCGCTTGTTAGCAATCAATTGCCGCTGCATTTCGATTTGTCCTTCGGCAGCTGCCTTACAACGCTCCTGTAATCCACCATCGAGAGGGAAGGATAGCGTTGCGGAGAAGCCAATATTTGTACTGTAATTATCCTGCTGACCTGTTCTGATTGGTTTTTCCCAGATCACGTCCCCTGCATTATCAGGAACACCATCTCCCGTCATCTCCATGACAGTGATAGTCATGTCAGCACCATCTTCATATGCTCTTACTGTCTCACCTTCTGAGTTGGTATAAGTTCTATCGTCATACCAAGTTTCCCAAGGCCAGTTCTTCACATTCTTCTGCACTTCTACCATACGACCTTCAAAATCTCTGGCGTCGTATTGTGGTTCCATGTACGTTGTCTCAAATGGATCTTTATATCCACGTGAGTGCGTAACGAAGGGTGTGATATTAGCAGTGGGTCCTTGACAGGCGACCCCTCCACCATACTGATTGGTAATGTACGGACCTTGTAACACCTGAATGGCTTGGTTCGTCACTGAGCCAGAGCTATTCGCGATTGGATTTGCGGTTGCACTCACACCCCCAACATCCGCTGCAATCGCAGTCGGGGCACTTACAACCACACTCAGGGCAGACAGGCATAATACTTTTACTGGGTAAAGATA